AAAATAATACATACAGTTATACTTTTGTTGATAGAAAAAGTGAATCTGATTTTCTAGGAACAATGGCTTCTGGATTAAGTAGATTTGAAAGAGAGATAGAAAAAGCAGTGGGATTAAACAGTTATTTATTTGTAGTCATCGAATCTACTATAAATGATATTAAATATAATCATAAAAAATATAATCGCAGAACAAGTTTAGAATATGTTTTTCATAATATGCGTTATTTAACTCATAAATACGCTAGACATATTCAATTCATATTTACAGGTAATCGCGAAAAATCTTTAGATATTATACCGAAACTTTTATATCATGGTAATAAGTTATGGCAAGTAGATATACAATATTTTTTAGACTATGAGCTGGGAAACTGGGAGCCAGAAACAAAAAAAGAATTACTTGATCACAAATGAAGAGCTTTTACAAAAAGAAGGTTATATAGAAGAACGCGAAGCTAAATTATTATTTTATCAGTTCTTAAGAAATAATATTACATTCTCAACTGATTTAATTACTGGAGTTAAATTATTTCCTTTTCAACATATGGCTATTAAAGGAATGTTGGAAAGCGATTATTTTTTGGGAGTTTGGAGCCGTGGTATGAGTAAGTCTTATACCACTGGTATTTATGCTGTATTGGATGCTATTTTGAATCAAGGTATCGAAACAGGCATTTTGTCTAGATCGTTTCGTCAATCTAAAATGATATTTAAAAAGATTGAAGATATTGCTGCAAAGCCTGAAGCTTATTTATTGAAACAATGTATTACTCATGTATCTAAAAGTAATGATGAATGGGTAATGGAAATTGGTAAAAGTAGAATACGAGCATTGCCATTAGGCGATGGTGAAAAGCTTCGCGGTTTTCGCTTTCATCGTATTATCATTGACGAGTTTTTATTGATGCCAGAACGTATTTATAATGAAGTTATTGTTCCATTCTTGTCTGTTGTACAAAACCCAACACAAAGAGAAGAGCTTTATAATCTCGAAACACAATTGATTGAAAAAGGCGAGATGAAAGAAGAAGATCGATATCAGTGGCCTAATAATAAATTAATTGCATTATCTTCTGCGTCTTTCAAATTTGAATATCTGTATAAGTTGTATGAGCAATATGAAAATTTAATTTTTAATCCTAAAACTAAAGATACTACAAGGCGTTGTGTTATGCAGTTTTCTTATGATTGTGCGCCGACACAATTATATGATCAAAATTTGATCAATCAAGCTAAAGCAACGATGAGTGAATCTCAGTTTTTAAGAGAATTCGGAGCACAATTTACAGATGATAGTTCTGGTTATTTTAAAATTTCTAAAATGGCTCTTTGTACTATACCTGATGGTGAATTGCCGTCAATTGAAGTAGCAGGTCATGCAGAAGATGAATATATAGTTTCTGTTGACCCTTCTTGGTCAGAAACTGAATCTTCTGACGATTTTGCAATTCAAGTACTGAAGATAAATAGAGAAAAACAAGTATCAACTCTTGTACATTCTTATGCTTTATCTGGTTCATCATTAAAAGATCATATCAAATACTTTTTATATATACTGCAAAACTTTAATGTTGTTGCAATATGCATGGACTATAACGGCGGCGTTCAGTTCATGAATTCTTGTAATGAAAGTGAGCTTTTTAAAGATGCTAAAATTAATTTAAAACCAATAACGACAGAATTTGAGCGTCCCGAAGAATATGCGCAAAACTTATTTTCTGCTAAAATGGAGTATAACAAATCAGAATATAAGTATGTATTTTTAAGAAAGCCGACTTCTTCTTGGATACGTTTAGCAAATGAGATGTTACAAGCTAATTTTGATCATCGTCGTATATTCTTCGGTAGCAGAGCAATTGATGACAATTTCAGAGCGCAAACTAAAAGAAGAATTGGTATTACTAATTTAAAGTTTTCTAATTCATTAGATTCAGAAAAAGAAAATGAAGAAGCTAAAATGATTGATTTTGTTGAGCATTTAACTGATATGATTTTGTTAACTAAAACAGAATGTGCATTAATACAAATTACTACTTCTGCTCAAGGATTGCAAAATTTCGATTTACCAGCAAACTTAAAACGTAAAACAGGTCCAGATAAACCTAGAAAAGATAGTTATTCAGCTTTAGTATTAGGTAATTGGTTAGCAAAAATTTATTTTGATATGGAAAATACTCAAGTCGATAATGTTATGGAAACTTTTGAGCCGTTATTTATTGCATAAAATTAATGTTTTAAAGTCACTTTTAAAGTTACAATGTGTAACTATTTATACCATGAGCCGTAAATATACAAAGAAGTCAGAATATTGGAGCAAATTTTCTAAAGGAACAGAAGATCAATCGGCTCCATTAGAAGATTTGATTAGAGATTATTCTGAACCTACTTTGGTTGGTGAGCCTTTTTATAATCATGATGCTAAAGCTTCTTACGAAAGATCACAAAATACAGATAATCCTACAGGTATTCGTCGTAATTTAGCTTACGTAGGACCAAAAATTTATCGTTATGCTAACATTCGAGAGGGTTTATTACCCTTCGAGACTTCTATTAATGGTTACAATATTCGCGATGCAATTGAATTATGTCAAAAAGCTTATGCTAATGTAGCTATTTTTAGAAATGCTGTTGATATTATGTCTGAGTTTGCTAATGCTGAAATATATTTAGAAGGTGGAAGTCAAAAAGCAAGAGACTTTTTCACAAAATGGATGAAGTATATAAAGATTTGGGGAATTAAAGATCAGTATTTCCGCGAATATTACAGAAGTGGTAATGTTTTCTTTTATAAAATAAATGCTAAGTTTGATATAAATGACTTTCAAAAGATTTTAGAATCTTATGCTACATACGATGGTCAATCTTATACAACAGATGTTTCATTATTGCCTTATCCAAGTAATTATGATGTAAAAAATCAAATACCTGTTTCTTATACATTGTTAAATCCATATTATGTTACTGTAAATAGAACAAGCTCATGGAAACAGATGTTATATCAAAAGATTTTGTCTGAATATGAGCTAGAAAGATTAAGAACCCCAAAAAACGATCATGATAAAATGATCTTTGATCAATTGGATGAGCAAACAAAAGATAAAATCAAGAATGGTCAATGGGCGCGTGATGGTTTAAAGATTCAATTAGATCCAACCAACGTTATTGCTTCATTCTATAAAAAGCAAGATTACGAGCCATTTTCTATTCCATTTGGTTTTCCAGTTTTAGATGATATTAACTTTAAGCTTGAAATGAAAAAAATTGATCAAGCTATTTGTAGAACAATTGAGAATGTTATTCTATTAATTACTTTAGGTACTGAACCAAGCAAGGGTGGCATTAATCATAAAAACATTAAAGCCATGCAAAGCTTATTAAATAATCAATCAGTTGGTCGCGTACTTGTTGCAGATTATACAACAAAAGCAGAATTTATAATTCCTGATATGAATAAAGTATTAGGATATGAAAAATATCGTATTGTTAATGAAGATATTAAAGAAGGTTTGCAAAATATTTTAATTGGATCTGAAAAGTTTGCTAATACCACTGTTAAAGCTCAAGTATTCTTCGAGAGATTAAAAGAATCAAGAAATGCTTTTATAAATGATTTTCTACAGCCAGAAATCGAAGCTATATTTAAAAATTTAGGGTTTAAAGGTAAATGTCCAAAAGCAAGATTTGAAGAAGTCTCAATCAAAGATGAAACTCAATTTAATCGTGTTGTTACAAGAATGATGGAATTAGGAATATTACCACCAGAAGAAGGCATTAAGGTTATCGAAACCGGTATTTATCCTACATCAGAAGAACTAATTGCCGCTCAAGAAAAATTTGTTCAGCAAAGAGAACAAGGTTATTACAATCCAATTGTTGGCGGCGTTCCAATGATACCACCTCCAATTCCTGGTATTCCAGCTGGTCCAGCTGCAATTAAAAATCAAACACCAAATACAGCTGGTCGTCCCAAAGGAACAACTAAGGCTTCTGTCTTTGCAAAAAACGCTATTGCAAAAGTTATGGACGAATCAAAAACACTTAATGGTTTAGTTGAAGCAGGATTGAAAAAGAAATATAATAAAAAATCATTAAGCGCAGATCAGAAAAAATTAGCAACAGGTATTACTGAAGCGATTATTACTGGAACTGAATTTAAAGATTGGTCAAAAACTGCATCTTCTGTATTAAATGATCCTACTGCATTAGATAAACTAGGAATACTAAATTCTATTCAAGAAATGGCTGCCGAGCATCAATTAGATACATACTCAGCAAGCTTATTATATCACAGCACTAAGTTT